AAACACGAAGACAATAAAGCGAATATCAGCGAACTGGGAAGAGAAAAGTTAAAGGCCCTCCAGGAAAATTACGCGTCCTTCACAATGAAATCGGAAAGTGCAATTGCTATCCACGCGGAACAACAGATGCAAAAGCGCCTCACGGTTGCGAGTGACATGGTCGGCATGATGACCCAGACAGCCCAAATGCTCTACGAGGCAAGCGGTAAAGAATCCAAGGAAGCCTTCTACGTCATGAAGGCCATGGCTCTTGCCGAGGCGGCGATCAAGGGGGCGCAAACAGTCATCAATGCGTTTAATGCCGGCACGTCCGTTGGCGGCCCATACGCCATGGTCACTGGTGCGGCTTTTGCCAGCATTGCCGCAGCGTTCGTTGGTGCCCAAATCGGCGTTATCGCCGCACAGACTGCCGCAGGACCCGGTAAGGCTGAGGGTGGCCGCATTGAAGGCGGTACCGGAACGAAAGACGACGTCCCGATCATGGCGATGGGCGGAGAATTTGTGATTCGGAAATCCTCCGCTCAGAAATACGGCGTGGCGTTTCTGGATGCGTTAAACAAGGGTCTGATCCCCGTCAGCGACCTGAACTTCAATATTCCGATCCCGGCACCCGCATCTTACAAAGCCCATTATGCCGAAGGCGGGGTGGTCACCACCGATCCAACGCGCGATATGAAGAAAAATGACCAGCAGAACGTCCAGATTGTCAACGTCATTGACCCGCAACTGCTCGACAAATATCTCGCAAGCACTGCCGGTCAGAGAACGCTGGTGAATGTTTTGGCGGCAAACCGCTACGAATTACAGCAAATCATGAGGTAGATCATGGCATACGAAACAGGGACAGCAAGCGGGCATATCGACCTTCTTGACAAATTAAGAACATTCTTGACGACCAACGCTGAACTCGTTGCCGCCGGCCAGGAATGGACGCAACTTGTCTGGCAGGAAGTACCAGCCGTCGCAGGCCAGTACGAATTGATCTTGAAGGGCCCTGGTCTTGCAGATGACGATGAAATTTATGTCGGTATCCAGACCTACGAAAGCATCCCCGGTGATTATTACAACTGGACGCTCAACGGATATACCGGGTACGACGCGGGTTTGACCTTCACGACACAACCCGGTGCCTTCATAACAACCTGGCCACGGGTCTATTTGACCAACGGATCGATCAAATACTGGTTCGTGGCCAATGGCAGGCGTTTTGTTGTAGTCGCCAAAGTTTCAACAGTCTATGAGATGTGCTACATGGGGCTGATACTGCCGTACCTTCCGAACAATCTGCTTCCCTACCCACTGCTTATTGCTGGTTGTGGAATCACCAGCGAATTGCGCTGGAGCGATACATCGAATGGACACAATCATGGCATCATGTATCCAATGAGTCCAGAAACCTCTGAAGCGTCTGCGTTGCTCAATGCAACAAGTTGCACCCGTTTCTATGATGGTGGATGGAAAGGTCTGCAAACGATGTATGGATCGTCTTTCGCAGCAACAGCGGCACGTGCCTTATGGCCATATTCGACTCCAAGTCGTTACACGATTGGCGACCTGGTAACGAATATTGATGGGTCTTATACATTGTTTCCAATCATTCCCCATCAAATATCCCCGACCGGTGAGGCATACGGCGAATTGGATGGATGTTATCAAGTATCAGGCTATAACAATGCAGTAGAGAATATCGTAACAGTAGATGGATACGATCACCTTGTTGTGCAAAATGTATATAGAACTACAAGAAGTAGCTACTGGGCGTTACGGTTAGGACCAACTGCCGCACCGTAGTTATTAGGAGGATATATGGCATACGAAACAGGAGTAGCCACAAGTCAACATGATTTGCTGAATAAATTAAGAATATTCCTTGTCGCCGCCGGATGGACGCAAAATAAATGGGCGGCAGAAGGATCGGGATACGGACTTTGTGTCCAAAAAGAATTGATGTTCGTAAATCTCCGTTCCACCATTCTCAACGAAAAAATACTTGGAGATTCATTTTATTCACCTTATATACCGTCGGGACCTGGAATACTTTGTAATGTGTCCTCTGGGTATAGCGCCGGTTCCGTTACATTGGCACAACCCGATTACCCTCGTTCCACCGACGGCACAAAAATGGCATGCCAATTGATTACCGATTCAACCAATATCGAGGAATACCATTTCTTTGCGACTGAAAATAACTTCGATGTGGTTGTGAAAAGAAATACTACGACTGCGGGATATTTTTCCCTCCATGTCGGAGAGATATCCGAAAAATTTGGTAACTTTTACCACTGTGCGTATTTTACTTCTCAATGTGCGCCCTATTCAGCTGGCCCGCAGATTCAAGTCCCATTTGCCGCATGTAACGGCAATACCATGCCCACTTACTATGGCTTGAGAGAAACAAGCGGAGCAACGCTGACATGGTATTCGTGGGTTAGTGGAAGTTCGTACGAAACTGGTTTATATATCATTCCAAATTCTGGCGGCTCTACCTCTGTTCACACCGCTGGCTTTAGTGCATCGTTGTTAGCCATACCGGCGTCAACTTCAGGCATTATTACGCTCTATCCGATTTACATCGGCGTTTACAAATCATCAACAGCAGTTCCCCTTGGCATTGTCTCGACGCTTCGTATGTGCAATTCAACGTATGTCACAAGTGGCGATGAAATAACGATCGGTTCGGACGTATGGAAATTGTTTAACTTGGTTTGTGGTTATGGATGGGCCTTCAAAAAGGTTGTTTAGATGAGTAATTATGTACCGGAAATATTGTCTTACGCTCTGACGGTCTCAAAGAATTTTGATTCTTATGACCCGCAGGCCAATCTATTTTCCAGTGCAGCCGCATCGTTTGCTTATGATGGCCCGTTATCCCCGATGCAACCCATTACTGAATTGTCCGCCGATAAAATCGGTTACAAAGCACCAACCTGGGGTTCGGATTTATTCGATAAAATCTTAGTCAATTATCCAGAACCAACGACTTATGACGCCCAGAATGTCCTGTCTAAAAAAACCATCGAGTTTTCCATTTGGAACACCTACGCATCCAGTAGGCTGTGCGCATCATTGACGCAAGTTGGGGCAACCGGAATAACACTAAGTGAGCCCTACGCGCCGTTTGCCCTGCATCCATTCAAGGCCGTGGAATACGAAGCGGTGATCAGCGTCCTTGGCTCCGTGTCTATTAATGCTACTTTTGACTGGGGTTTTGGCGAAGCCTACGACACTATTATGAGTATCATCGGCACGCGCCTAAAAGTGCTGCCGATCAAGCATAACTGGGAAAACGAAATGAAAGTATCGCTATCGCACGATACCGTGATCTCGACTTCCTTGAAATTACATGAACAGCGCAGAGCGCTTTATCCAAGAGCGCGCCGTGAAATATCTATTGCCGAATTGCTCACGACCCATAAAGAAAAAAATCTGTATTTAGCGATTGGTAATACCGCGATCGGCATTCCGATTATCACAGATTCCCTGACTCCAGTGCCTGGGCAGGGAAATCTCAATGAGGTTGCCTCCATTGCACTTCAAGAGTCACTGAATGATTATTACCACATTAATCATTGCGACTTCGCGCTCGCATGGAACGATGTACTTGATGAAGTCGAAGCTATACAGATCGAATCCATTATGGACAATGTCATTGCGTTGTCATATCCAAGCACAAGAACATGGGATCTTAATAACTGCACCATCTACCCCATGATTATTGGCATTATTACCGACGTCAACATGAAAAATATCACAGACGGCGCATATGAAATGTATCTTCGCGCAATGGAACTCGCACAGGAGGCATAAAAAATATGGCCGACAGCCTTCTTGATGTATCCCCGATCACAGCCACCTGGCTCAAGGAGCCGGACTGGAGCGAAAATGTCTCCAGTTCCGGAGTGTTCTCTAAAATGCTGATTCAATATGGTGGGTCGGTCGGTCAACTCTGGAAAGAAAATGATGAGATTCCACGACGCCTGCAAATGCAATTTTCTTTCGATGACAAGCAAGAAGAAACCGAATTTCTTAATTTCTTTGAAACCCAGAAGGGACGATGGGGGAAATTCTGGGTTCCCACATGGATTACGCAGTTCAGGCCGGTCGATGATATTGCGAGCAGTCAAACAATCATTCCTGTTTATAATGACAAATTTGCCGGAGTTTACAGGGGGCATGAGCGCCTGTTTATTATGCTGCATAATGGCGACAAGCTTGTCAGGAAAATCATCGCCGCCGAGGAGTCTATTGGTGGCGAAACCGAAACCATCACGTTGTCGTCTTCTCTGGGTGTAAGCGCAGATCTAAGCAATATTGCAATCATGGGCCTATTTCTGTTGGTCAGATTCGACCAGGATAAAGTTGATATGAAATACCGCACCAACACCATATCCGAAACAACATTGCAATTTCGTGAATTAATAAGGGAATATCCATGACGTATCGCACCGAACTTGAGAAAATCGAACAGCCCTTGAGCGCTGAATTGTACGACCTGACGATCGGCGGCGTAGTGTCACGCTTCACATCGCACAGTGAGAGCGTCGTCTATAAAAGTCACGTCTATCTTGCGCGTCCAATCAAGCGCACCGGGTTTTCCATCGAAAAATCCATGAAAACCGTCGATGTTACGGTCTCGACGCCGGTCGATGTTGCCTTTGGTGAATACTTATCTGCATCCCCTTACGCCCGAACCACAGTAGAAATCACCAAGGTGTTTTTGTCGGACCCGGACACGCTCAATAAGCTAATTTTCTCTGGACTGATCTACACCGTGTCGGTTAAGAACGGTGTGGCTTCAGCGTTATTCAAGTCGGCAAACGGCTTGCTGTCACGCAAAGTCCCTCGCGTCACCTATCAATCAAATTGCAATTGGTCGCTTTTTAGCGAGCAATGCGGCATACAAAAATCACTCTACAAGCACACAACAACCGTTAATTCCATCGACGGAAACATCCTTACGTTGGATAATTTTAGCACCGTAGCCGACAAGAAATACCAGGGCGGCACAATTGCCTTTGGCGTTGAGGAAAGACTATTGACCAATCATTCCGGCTCAAATGTGACACTGCTAGTGCAATTTCCGAATATCGCAGTCGGTGACACGGTTCATTTGTACCCCGGATGTGACGGATCACCAACAGCCTGCGCCTCTTTTAATAATCAAGATAACTTTATGGGCATGCCCAATATTCCAACGCGCAATGCGTTGCTGTGGGGGTTCAGATGATCCCTTATTTCCAGAATGACAACAACTGGGATGCATATCGCAATGAATTGATGGACTGGATCGGCACGCCTTACCGCCACATGACGAACATCAAGAAACGTGGAGCGGATTGTGCGTTGTTCATCGGCA